TGGCACCGGATGGTCGCTGCGACCAATGTACACGTCTGACACCAGAGGAGATACGTGGTGAGTGAGTTAACCCATGGTGGTGTGGTCTCTATTATCGCCGAGTGGTATGGAGCCTACACAGAGTCGGAGCACTTCGACGCCAGCGCTGATGAAGATATGGTGCGAGTGCTCGACTGGATCCTGGGGGTGTCATCTGATGGGCTTTAATTATCGTTGTACTGACCGGAGGCGCTGCGGTAAGCGGGTTACGCTGAAGCAGCCGTATCATCACTACGTCCGGGAGCCAGTGTGCCCGGAGTGTGGGGGTAAGATCGCGTCCGTAAACGCCGGCGAGGTCATACGCAACAAACGACGCGGTTGTTTCTGTCGGGGGAACGGGTGGCCCCACACCATCGGACGCATTGAGTCAGAGTATCTGACCTGCGTACATGCGGACTTTGACGCGGTCGAAGCCGCTGAGCTGGGGGCCTTCAGCAGCAAAATAGTGACTGGACGGGAGTGCCCGTTCTAAATCAACTGGAGTTAAATTATGAATACTGAAGATAAATTGAAACGTATGTATATCGCGGTCTATGGAGAGCCGTCGAAGTCGTGCAAGCTGGAGATCCAGTACGATGACTGCGGCGGTGTCGTCGGCGTGTGCCTGATGAAAGACGGTGCCGCCATCGAGCGTTGGCATCTAGGCAAACTGACGTTCGCGTACGTCACACGTGATTGGGTCGACGAACCGGTGCTGACGGTCGATGATCGGCTCGTCGAGCTGCGTGCTGGGCGTGTGGACACGATCTCGGTTTCCCTCGGTGGGATGGATGAACTGGGGGTTCCGGCGGGGGTATTCTGCATGGGGGAGGGTCTCATGTTTACCGGGATACGAGACAGTGCCTATACGTTTCAGCTGGCCGCGTGCGTCGAGCAACCGCTACCTGAGGTGATACCACCGCTGTCTGAGCGTGTGCATCAGCTGAAGTGCGGTGTGGTGTACACGATCCGCGTACGTCAGGATGAGCTGATGATGTCGGCGCGTACGTTCGCGCGTAAGAACAACCTCATGTTGGGCGACCAGGAGGGGGTGGGTGACGACATTGTGTGGGTGTTCCGCAAGGCTACGGTCGGCGAGCTGAGACTGCGGGGGATACTGGTATGAACGACTATGAATTTATGAGAACCTACGCGACTGTGGATACCGGGAGGGACGCCGATCTCGACCGACTGTACGCCATCATCGAGCGTTATATTAAGCCTGCGACCGAGGGGAACGAGCGCATAACTAACTGCTTCGTGACGCCGGAAGAGCCCCGAGATTGGGCTCATCGCGCTGCTTGGATGGCTGAATTAACATCATCCGTTGATGTTCGCTGTAACTATTTGGTGGTGGGGGAGACGATGCACGTCTCCGTAGAGGAGTTCAGGGCGCTCAGCGAGGAAGTTCTACAGCGCTACAGCCTCAGCGCTAGAGCTACAGACGACGGCTTGAGCGTAGCGCTCACAAAACTACCCTAACTTACCCCTGTTTACCCACACTATGAGGGTACGCTGAAAGCTATATGGGGCGCGGGTCTCAGAGGTTTTGGCCGCGTACCCTCAACTTTTCTCCCTACTCCTCCCTCCCGGCTCTCCTCTCCCCCTCTTTTTTATATATTATATTACTAATATATATAATATTAAGGGTATAAGGGTATTATAAGGGTTTATTAACTAAAATCAGTAACTTACGTCACCCGCGATTATGGGGTAAATTTGAGGGTGCCTTGTGGGTGTGGGCAAAATGGTGGTGGAGTGCCGTTTTCGTGAGCTACAATCGACTCCATGCCAAGACTAACCAACAGACGACACGAACGCTTCGCCCAGGAGTACATCAGCAATGGATGTAACCAGTCGAAGGCTGCCCGTGCTGTGGGAGTTGCTGTAGCGAGCGCTGCACAGGCTGGTAGCGAGTGGCTTAGGAACCCGAAGATCCTCGCTCGCATCATGGAAATCAACGATCGTGTGCTCGAGAATCTGGTGATGTCGAGGGACGAAGTGCTCGCTGAGATGAACCATCTCGCTTCGTACAATACCAAGGATCTCTACGACGACGACGGCCAGATGGTGTCCATCCATGAGCTGCCCGAAGCGCTCACTGCAGCGATCAAGGAGATCGAGCACGATGCGTTGGGTCGACCCAGCAAGATCAAGTTTGTGGACAAGCGGGGGGCACTCAACGACATGATGAAATACTACAATCTGTTCGAGGACCACCAGCAGGCCGGCGTCGGCGAAATGACCGTGGTCATCGATGGCAAAGATTCAAAAGCCTAGGGCTCGCCCGATAGTCGGACCTGATGGGACTGCGTTCCTGTTCACCCGGAAGCAGGACCTGGCCCGCGACACGCTGATCAGCGACGCGACGCACTGCGCCCTCGGTGGTGGGTCCCGATCAGGCAAGACGTTCCTGCTGGTGCGTCAGGTGCTCGTCAGAGCGATCAAGGAGCCCAACTCAAGGCACGTCATCTTCCGCTTCCGATTTAACGCACTGTGGGCCTCTGTGGTGCTCGACACGCTGCCGAAGGTGCTCAGGCTATGCTTCCCCCAGCTGCCACCCGTTAGCGACATGCTGAACAGCAAAATGGGGTTCCTGACGCTGCCGAATGGAGCCGAGATCTGGTTCGGTGGTCTCGACGACAAGGAGCGCACCGAGAAGATCCTGGGCATGGAGTTCGCTACGATCTACTTCAACGAATGCTCGCAGATCCCCTACGCGTCGATTCTGCTGGCTCTTACCCGTCTAGCTCAACAGACCAAGACCCTGGCGCTCAAGGCCTTCTACGACTTCAACCCACCATCGAAGATGCACTGGACGTTCCTGATGTTCGTCGAGAAGAAGGATCCCCAGAACAAGCGCCCGTTCGATAACGAATTCAACTACACGTTCTACCTGCTCAACCCGGCGGACAACAAACAGAACATCGCGAAGGGGTACATGGAAATCCTCGAGGCGTTGCCGGCCAAGGCCCGCGATCGATTCCTGTTGGGTAAGTTCGCAGACGACAGCGAGGGATCCTTGTGGTCCGTCGAGACGCTGGATCAGAATCGTGTGCTCGGCCAAGAGGGGCAGCTGCCGGACTGGCTACGTGTGGTGGTCGCTGTGGACCCCTCAGGCTGCTCTGGGCCTGAGGACACCCGATCGGATGAGATCGGCATCATCGTCGCCGCAGTGGGCATTGATGGCCATGGATACCTACTCGCGGACCTGTCGGGTCGATACAAGCCTGAACAGTGGGGCAAGGTAGCGTGCGATGCGTACGAGCACTTCCGTGCAGACAAGATCGTCGGTGAGAGCAACTTCGGCGGCGACATGGTACGTGCCGTGGTGCAGGCACAGAACCCCAACGTGCCGTTCGGACTGGTCACAGCAACACGGGGCAAGGTCGTCCGTGCGACGCCGATCAGCTCGTTGTACGATCAGGCGAGGATCCACCACATCGGGCACTTCCAGGAACTCGAAGACCAGATGTGCGCGTTCATGGCCAGCGGCTACATCGGCCTGAAGTCACCAGACCGCGCTGATGCGCTCGTGTGGGCCTTTACCGAGCTGTTCCCGGGGATGACCAAGCCGCTGGATAAACGAGACGCAGCGCCACCACCCAAGATTACGCGTGACCGTTCCGCGTCGAGATACTCACCCTCACACCGGAGACGGATATGATTACCTACCAAGTCGAGACAGTCCGAGATACCCTCGACGAGATCAAACCCCTGCTGCAGATGCACTTCGATGAGATCAGCGCTGTCAAGCAGCTGACACCGCTCGATCCAGACTACGACCGGTATCTGGCGATGTGCGATGCAGGCCTGATCCGTGTGGCCACAGCACGCGACGATGGGCGTCTGATCGGGTACTTCGTGACGTTCGTCGCGCCCAGTCTGCACTACCAGCACCTGATCTACGGGCTCAACGACATCCTGTTCCTGCTGATGGAGTACCGAGGGGGCACGACCGCGTATCGCCTGTTCCGCTTCGCGATCGACGACCTGCAAAATAATTGCGGCGTCTCGGTGATTAGTGTACATATGAAAATCAAACATGAGTTCCGCCGGATCTTGACCAAACTGGGGTTCAAGCTGGTGGAAGAAACCTGGGAGTTACACACCTAATGCCTACCACCGCCGCCGTTATGGCTACCGTAACCACCGCCTACTCGATTGACACGAACGAGAAGAACCGCAAGGAGGATAAAAAACGCATCAAGGAGAAGGAGGCGTCGGATGCAGCGCTGCGCGTCAGTGAGGCTAAGGATGTCATGAAGACCAAGAAATCGCAGTACGAACGCTCACGGGCATCCCAGCAGGTAGGGGCATCCCGGGGTCGACTCAGCACCATCCTCAGCCAGAGCGAGAAACTCGGATGACCATGTCCGTAGCGGACCTCAAGGGTCTTGCACAGAAGCAGTTCGCGCTGCAGAACCCGATGATGTCCTTGTGGCAGACGCTCGCGGATAATTTCTATCCAGAGCGGGCAGACTTCACACGAAAGAACAACACTGGATCTGAGTTCGGCGACAACCTGCTCAGCTCATACCCGGTCATGATGCGTCGCGACCTGGGTAACGCCCTGAGCGCCATGCTGCGCGATGGTGAGTGGTTTAAGATGGGGATCAACGGGACCCCCGATCATGAGGGCCAGATGTGGCTCGACTGGGCGTCCAAGCGCCAGTACAAGATCATGTACGACCGGGGGGCGAACTTCGTCCGGGCGACCAAAGAGGGCGACCACGACTACGCCACCTTCGGCGGAGCGGTGCTCAGCATCGAGCCCAATCGCAAGTACAACGGCCTGCTGTTCCGCACGTGGCACCTGCGCGATTGCGCGTGGTGGGAGGATGAGAACGGCCAAGTCTGTGGCGTAGCCCGTAAGTGGGTGCCCTACCTCAGGCAGCTGGCGTCGTTCTTCGGTACGAGCAAACTACACCCGAACATGATCAAACAGATGGAGAAGAACCAGTTCGCCGACGCGGACATCATGCACATCCACTTCCCGGTCGAGCAGTACGGCGATGAGTCCCGGTTTGAGTATGTGTCCATCTACCTCGACATGACCAACAACCACATCATCGAGAAGACCTACACGAACTCGAAGCACTACATGGTGCCCCGTTTCCAGACGGTATCAGGCAGTGCGTATGCATATAGTCCGGCGGCGATTACCGCTCTGCCAGACTCCCGCATGCTGCAGGCGATGACCCACACACTGATGGAAGCCGGCGAGCGATACGCACGTCCGCCACTGATCGGTGTCGGGGGTAAGGTCATCAGCTCAGCGGTCGATCTGACCGGCGATGGCATCACGTGGTACGACCCAGAATACGACGAGCGCAATGGCCCAGCCCTGCGTCCGCTGTACCAGGATCGAGGTGGATTCCCGATCGGGCTGGAGCTACGCAGTGGCATCATCGATGTCCTGGCCAGCGCGTTCTACATCAACAAATTATCGCTCCCAGACATTGGTCGAGATATGACCGCGTACGAAGTCCAGGAGCGCATGAAGCAGTACCGCAGGGAGAACCTACCGCTGTTCGCGCCTATCGAGGCCGAGTACAACGGTCAGCTCTGCGAGATCGCGTTCCAGTTGTCCGTGGAGATGGGCATGCTCGGATCACCCAAAGATATCCCTGAGTCCCTCCGGGAGGAGGATGTGGTGTTCAAGTTCGAATCGCCGCTGACTGAGTCCGAGGAAGAGAAGAAAGCCAACCGGTTCCAGCAAGTCAGCCAAGCGCTGGCTGAAGCGATCCAGATGGACCCAGGCATCAGACACAACTTCAACTTCGACGAGGCGTTCCGCGATGCGGTCCAAGGCGTGGGAGCACCAGAGAAGTGGCTGAACCCGATCGAGATGGTCATGCAGGGACGTCAGAACGACGCTGCTCAGGCACAAGCTCAGGCACAAGCAGAGCAGGCTCCGAATGGCTAAGACCGTCGACCCGTTTGAATCACGAGAACCCACCGAAGAAGAGCATAGCGCACTGAAAGCGGTGTATGCCGGTCAAGGCACCGAGCACCAGCAGCGTCTGGCCCTCGCCTTGATCGTCAACAATTTTTGCAGAACCCACGACCTCCTGATCGTCCCAGGATCCCCTGACGGCACTGGTGTGCTCAATGGGCGAGCGTTCGTAGGTATGCGGATCATGAAGTACCTCAATCTACCTGTAGGCAAAATAAAGGAGACAACCCAGTGAACGCAACTACAACTGATGACGCGGTGGACACCACCACCACGACTACAACTGATGACGCGGTGGACACCACCACGACTACAACCGAAAATTATTTCAGCAAGGTGCCAGAGTCGTGGCGCACTGACCTGATCAGCGCGTCAGGCATTGAAGGCGATGACGTCAAGGCGCTGTCGAACATGCTCGAGCGAGTACCTGACATCAAAGGACTTGTGGGCAACTACAAATCGATGCAGGATAAAATCCGTAAGGGCGAGATCAGCTCGGGTCTACCGGAAGGTGCGACACCCGAACAAGTCTCCGCGTGGCGTGCAGCCAACGGAGTGCCAGAGTCGTTCGACAAGTACGACATCAAGCTGCCGGCGGGATCAGAACTCTCCGATGATGAGAAGGAAGTGTTTCAGTCGGTGTTCGAGGCGGCGCACAAAGGCAACGTCAGCAACGAAGTCCTTAACGGCCAAATCGCTGCGTATAAAGCCGCGATCACTCAGGTCGAAGAGCGCCGTCAACAACAGGATGGGGTGGATGCCCAGCAGGCCGCTCAGGTGCTCAAAGAGTCATGGGGTGCTGGAGAGTACGAAGCCAACATGAACCGCGCCCGCGCCGTGCTGAACCAGCTGCCCGACAGTATCCGCGAGCAGTTCACTAACTCCCGTATGTCCGATGGCCGGGCGATGATGAACAGCCCCGAGGTGTTGGAGTTCTTCGCAGCATTGGAGCGTGAGCGCAATCCCGCAGGCACCGTCGTACCAGGGGCTAATAATCCTGTGAAAGCTATCGCCGACGAGATCAAGTCGATCGAGAATCTCATGAAGACCGACCCAACCGCGTACGAGAAGGATAAGCCGATGCAGGCACGCCTCCTCGAGCTGTACAAAGCGGAAGAGCAGATGGCTCGCAATAACGCTTGACAATAGTGGCCGCGTCTAATCCGTTGGTGTAGTCTCATGTCTCCACCGATGGATTAGACCCCATTGCGAATCATCGAGGCCCCACACACCAGTGGCTCCCCTCAGCGGTGATGCAGCGAAGGCTTCTCGAAACTCCGGTAACTTAGAAACTTAATTTATTTTTGGAGTACTACAATGGCCGAACATGCCCAACAACGTAAGTATCGCCAGGAGTTCATCGCTAAATTCGAGAAGACTCAGGCGCTATCGCGTCACACAGTCATCACCGAAGCAGAAGTTAACGGCAACGAAGCCGTATTTCTGGTAGCAGGATCTGGAGATGCAACCGCAGTCACCCGTGGATTGAATGGCGACATTCCAACCCGTCCGGAAGACTTAAACCAATTCACCGCAACTCTGCAAGAGTGGCATGATATTCCCGAGCGTTCACGCTTCAATATCTACACCTCGCAAGGCAACGGTGCCGCAATGATGCAGCGTACCTCACTGGGCGTTCTGAATCGTAAGATCGACTCAGACATCCGCAGCGCTCTGACCCTGGCGACCCAGACGGCGACCATGACACAGACCAACACAGCGACCTTCCTGGCCAGCTGTCTTGACCTGGTCGTGACTCTGTCCGAGAACCACGCCAACGACGAAGAGCCATTCGCTCTGATCACTCCGGCGTTCCGCGCTAACCTGCAGACTCTGCCACAGTTCACCAGCATGGACTATGTCAAGTTACAGGCGTTCGAGAACATCTCGAAGTCCAAGGCGTTCAACTGGAATGGCGTTAACTGGATCGTCGACCCCGCTCTGGATGGAGTTGGTACAGCGTCCTCTACGTGCTTCATCTACAATCGCAACGCGGTAGGTCACGCCTGCGACATGGAGCGTATCGTCACCCAGATTGGCTATGACGATAAGAACGACAAGTCCTGGGCTCGCGCTTCTGCCTTCCTCGGCACGAAGATCCTACAAACCAGCGGTATCATTAAGATCACCCATAATGACACTGCAATAATCGGAGCATAATCTCATGGCTTACGAAACAACTAACCCACCTGCATTGGTGGCACAGCGAGTCGGAGCATCCGGCGGCGCAGTATGGGTCTACAGTGATGCAGATACCGCAGCGACTATCCTGGCAGCTGGCTATATCTCTAACGGTGATGCCCTCGGTATGAAAGCGGGCGACGTGGTGTTCCTCGTGAATAGCACGAACGGCACAGCGAAGCAGGCACGGGTTACATCCGTTACTGCTGGTGGTGCCGCGACCATTGGCTCGAGCACTACACAGGAACTGACCGCGTCTGGCGCGGTCACCCCGGGTGTGAGCATCGTGGAACTGAATCATGCGACCGTAGTCATTGCGGCTACTATCGCTGATGCAAGTGAGCACGCGGGACTCCTGATCGTCAAGGATACCTCGGCGTCCGGTACTGCAGCTCATACATTAACTCTGACCGCAGGTACGTTCAACGGCACGAACA